TACCGAGTATTATCCTGACACGGATCGCATGTTGTTGATGCTGGGCTTTGGCGGAACGTCCTTCAAAAAGGTATATTTCTGCCCATTGCGCAACCGTCCGGTGTCTGAGAGCGTCGATGCGAACGATTTGATCGTCAACAACGCTGCTACAGACCTCAGGAACGCCAAAAGGATCACACACAGGTCCTATATGCGTCCTAGCACGGTCAAGAGACTGCAAATTCTCGGTGTGTATGCCGATATTGACCTATCAACTCCCAAAGCGCCTGACTTGGACAGCGTCCAACGTGAGAAAAACGCCCAACAGGGCATTTCTGCCGAGTCAATGAACCCAGAAGACCGTGATCGCGAGATCTATGAGGTCTATTGTGAGCTGGATCTGCCGGGCTTTGAGCATAAACACAAAGGTAAGCCATCTGGGCTTGAGATTCCCTACATTGTGACCATCGATCTGTCGTCCCAGCAGGTTTTGTCTGTGGTGAGGAACTATGCAGAAGATGATCAGGAACTTCCGGTCGCTAAGCGCCGTTTCGTTAAATATACTTTTGTCCCTGGCATGGGCTTCTATGATATTGGGCTACTTCACATACTTGGCAATACAACTAACGCTATCACGGCTGCTTGGAGAGAACTCCTAGACGCTGGCATGTACAACAACTTCCCCGGTTTCCTTATGGCTGACACCGGGGCAAGGCAGAACACCAACATATTCCGTGTTCCACCTGGTGGGGGTGCTTTGGTCAAGACCAATGGCATGCCCATTACACAAGCTATCATGCCCTTGCCATATAAGGAGCCATCTGGTGCGCTCATGAACCTTGTCACCCAGATGTCTGACACTGGTATGCGCGTTGGAGGCACATCTGAAGTTATGGTGACTGAGGGCAAACAAGATGCTCCTGTCGGCACAACTTTGGCGATGATTGAACAGGCGCAGAAAGTGTTGAACTCGGTTCACAAGCGCATGCATGCATCTCAGTCTGAAGAATTTGAGATGCTGGTTGAGTGTTTCCGCGATCATCCTGAAAGCTTTTGGATGAAGCGCCGCAGGTCTGCCTATCCATGGGATGAGCAGACGTTCCTTGATGCTTTGGACAATTACTATTTTGTCCCGCAGGCAGACCCCAACACATCTAGCCAGACACAGCGCTTGATGAAAGTGTTGGCGCTCAAACAGTTGGTGGCGTCTAATCCGTCCTTGTATGACCCAATTGCAGTTGACACGGCTGCGTTGCAAGCTCTTGGCTGGTCTAACCCGCAACAGTTCATGATCCCGCCGCAAGCGCAAGGCAAGCCGCCGCCAGAAATGATGCAGGCTATGGCTAAAGCGCAGAACGACAAGAGCAATGCTGATGCTCGTATGCTGGATAGCCAGACGCGCGCTGCTGAGTCTCAAGCGCGCATTGAGCTTGACCGTCAACGTCTGCAAATGGAAGCTGGTAGGCAGGATGTTGACCCAACCAAGATGGCGCAGATTGATACGCAACAGATGGAAATTCAGCAGCGCGCCCAAGATGGTATGTTGGATGCCGTCAACCGCAAACGTGATCGCGAAAGCCGTGAACGCTTGGCTGCCATTAAATTGGCTGAAGAAGTCATGCGCAATCCAGATGGGCTTTCAGTGGCTCAAAATCTTCTAGACCCTCAAATGCTCCAACGTCTGGAGGGGAATGAACCCACTCTAGATGGCACCCAGACCGGAGAACTGTGATGGCTGATCGTCGCGATATTTCTGCAAGAGACTTGGCCCGCAGCCTTTATATTCCGGAAGATGACCCGCGCTATCGCGGGTTTATGCGCAACGGCCCTGAGGACTATGAAGATTTGGCCGGGGCTATTGGTTCTGCCGCCATTCTTGCGCCTCCCGGCCTAGGTGGGTTGATTGGGGGCGCTATTAATGCCAACCGCCTTGTTGGAGGTGCGCGCGCGTTACCTAGAACGCTCCCTGGCGGGATGCGCGCTTTGCCGCCTCCAGCGCCTGCTGCGGCCCCTCGCGCCCCCATGGCTAGGGAGCCTGTGACTACACCTGATGTCATCCCTATGGGTGGACCCCTGCGTGATGCGCCGCAGATTGGGTACACTCGCCCTGAACAGCGTTATCAGATGGCTGTGGATCGCCCTGCCGCAGGGCGCGCGCCAACAAACTACGAACGCCCTATGATAGACGAGATGTATGTTCCCCGCGAAGGGATGAACATGCGCGGTGATGTCGTCTCCGATCCCGGCGGCATCCCTACCATGAACACCGAGGGCAGGTTACCAGTTAGCAATGCACCCAGGTGGGCAGATGCAAGGCTCCGCGAAGAGCAGCGCGTTGCGGACATGATTGCTGAGGGCAATGTCGCACCTGATGCCATGAGAAATGCCAGAGCCCTATCGGATAGGGATGAGGCGTTGTTTTTGGCTAGGCAGCAGGCGCAGGCTACCGATGAAGGCATGGGTGCAATGCCCGGCCAGTATCGTCGCCAGCCGGGCACAGCAGTTGTTCCTGCACAGACGCGCGCGTTGCAAGATATTGTAGACAAGCATTTTGGCGCACCGACTGTTGCGCAGGCTGAAAGCCGGTCGATGGCTACTGGGCCGACTTACTTTGCTGAAGTCCCCGGCGGTGGGCCTAGGCTGGTTGGGGAATCCTTTGCCGGTCCTCAGGCCCCCGGTGACTGGTATCGCTATGCAACTGCTAAGGCGGCTGACCCTACTGGCGCTGGCGGCATCTCGCCGTTGCTCAAGTACGGTGCGCCTGCTGCGCTTGCTACAGGCATGGGCGCTGGTGCGCTTTATAATTACACTAGCAGCAATGGCGCTCCTCCCGTTGGCGGCGCTGCCCCGGCTGCTGCCGCGCCTAACGATGACAGGCTCATGATGGCCCCCGGCGATGATCGCTTAGCCTATTTCATGGGGCCAACCCCCAATATCAATGACAACAATCGCGGTAGATATTTTGTTGGTACGCCAGCCGAAACTCTGGGCACAAGGCGCGCTACAGCTTCCGCAACTGACGCTGCGTATAGCCCCGAAGCTGCCCAAAAGGCTGCAATAGCATCTATTGCTGACAGGCCAGAGTTCAATCAAATGGCCCCAAACACATTTAGTGCTGATGAGGCGTCTAGGATTGCTCGTGCCCGCGCTCCTATTAGCGAAGCGCGAACTTCTGCGCCTCGCGGTGCTGCTAGTGCTTCTTCTCCCGCATCTGGAGCTGCTGCTTCGCCTTCAAGTGCATCAGCCCCTTCAGCAAGTAATGGCATTTTGTCAAAGATTTTTGGACAGCCTGCCACCACAAGGCAGCTTTTCAAGCAGTCTACAGACAATCCTGATGATGCGGGCGCATGGATGCGCGCAGAGCGTCAGTATGCAAGCACCCATCGTGATGACCCTAACTTTGATGTCAATAAACTAAACGATCAGGGCATGAAGCGCGGCGGTTCTGCTGGCGGAAAGCAGGACTCTGTTCATAAGGCTCTTGAAATCATCCATCACCTGATTGCTGCTCGCTAAGGGTCCTGACCATGAAGCGCCCTACCGTCAGCGATGCTGTGCGTCTTGCTAAGAATGTAAGTCGGAAGAAATACGCTTGGGGCGGCGTTCCTGATATGCCAGCCATGGAAGATCCTCGCGATTGGCTTGAAATGGGTGGTGCGCACCCTGTTAGCCCATCTGTTGACCAGCAAATTGGCCTTCAAAGTTTTTCTGGTCAAAATGTTGTTCAACCATTAACTGGGCAGCCGGGCGGAATTTCAAATCTAAATGAGCCTCAACGATTTGTTCAAAATAGTAGGGTTTCTCAACTCCAAGAGTCTGCACAACGCATTAAATCTGGCCAAGGGTCTGCTGAAGAGCATGCCAATCTTGTAAACCAATTTAAACCTGTTAGCCCATATGCTAATCCAGTAGCGCCTGCTACAAATGAAGCAATGCAAAATGCTTTGAGCAAAGACAAGGTGGAGAAGCTTGGCGCGCCACGTAATTTGCCGGAAGGATATCCTGCTGCTGTCAGGTTGGATATACCGGCTTATCAAAAAAATGACACATGGGTTGTTTCGGTTCACGATCCAAAAACTGATTATAGTGCCGGTAAAGTAATTGGATATGACAGTGTTGCGCACCTTGATGCGCCTACATTTGGTGTCCAACCAAAAGGTGCTGTCAACATTGCGGCAGGTAAACCAAAATCTACAATTGCTACAGTTCAGGGTAGCTGGAAGCCAACTACTCCTGAAGATGCATATGCCTTAGCAAAGAAAATTCATAACGATCCTGCTTGGGTTCAAGTTGGCATGGACCCAGAACGTCATGCATATTTTTACAAT